TGGCCAGCTTTACCAGCTACTTGGGTCAAATTTATGAGGGGTTTTTGCCGGAGTACATTTTAGACGAACTACCACCCACAGTACGTGGTGAAGCTTTTGCTGGTTGTGATCCAGGTTATCGTGACGCTACAGCATTTGTTGTAGTAGTTTACGATCCAGCAACAGAGTATTACTGGGTTGTCCATGACTACTGTGAAGCAGAGCGCAGCACTGCACAGCATGCTGCGCATTTTCACAAGTTAATTGATCAGTGCAACCCAGAGGTAATTTTTATAGACAGTGCTGCTGCACAATTTAGTAGTGATCTTGCTTATACCTACGACATTTCAACTACCAAAGCTAAAAAAGATGTACTACCTGGTATTGCCTACCTACAAACAATTATACAGCAAGGTAGGTTGCGTGTACTTAAAAACTGCGAACATGTACTAACTATGTTAGATCAGTATCGTTGGGATGATCGCGAGGGCTTAGTACGTGAGCGGCCTAAGCATGACAAGCACAGTCATATAGCAGATGCATTACGGTATGCTGTATACAGCTATGTGGTATAAAAAAGTGGTATTGACTTTTATAGTGCTTTTAGTATACAATAGCTAAAATATGGGAATATAGTAAAATTTTATGGCCATAAATACTAATAAAAGAATCGCCGTTAAGTGGATTAGAGACAAGGCTAAAAGCGCCTACGAAAAACAATCACATTGCTATATATGTAACAGTACTAGTGAGCTAGAATTACATCACTTACACAGCATTACCCACCTCTTAGAGGTTTGGGCAAAACAGCGTGGCTATGATGTTAGTACTGATGAGGGCATACTTAGTGTTCGTGACGAGTTTATTAGTGATCACCGTGAACAGATATATGATTTAGTTTATACCCTGTGTAATCGCCATCATGTACAACTGCACGGAATTTATGGTAAAAGTCCTTTACCTAATTCGGTCGCTAAGCAACAGCACTGGATACAGGTACAGCAAGAAAAACATAAGAGTGGTTTGAGCGGTTATCGTGGTAGCACGCCTCAGTTTGGTTCGTTTAGCGAATTTACAGGAGGCAGCGGTGGCATTAGAAAGACTTCGTAGCTGGATGGTTGAAAAACTAAATCCAGCTCAACCAATCATAGCAAGTGATGAAGGCAGCAGTGTTCAAAGTACACAGCGCATTACAAGTTATAGAAACGCTTTTCGTAATATCGACAGCGTAAACAGAGCAGTTAATATGGTAGTTAGTGCATGTAGTTCACTAGACTACGATATTAAAGATAAAATACATGATGGTGTGGTTAATGGTATACGTCAAAAGACACTAAACACACTACTCAACTTTCGTCCAAATCCCTATCAAAGTGCACAAGATTTCCGCCGTGAGCTGTTTAAAGACTTGCTCTTAGACGGAAATGCATTTGTACATTTTGATGGTACGTTTATGTACCACCTGCCAGCAGACAATGTTGAAATACTAACAGACCCTAGAACTTTTATACGCGGCTATAAGTATAATGTCGGCGTAACCTTTCCCGAGCAAGATGTGTTTTACTTTAAGGATATTAACAGTAACAGCATCTATCGTGGGTCTAGCAGACTTGAAGCGTGCTTAGATAATATTGATATACTCTACAGCATGCAAGAGTTTCAGCAAAAGTTTTTTGAAAATGGCACAATTTTCGGACTGGTGCTTACTAGTGAAAATACACTAAGTCCACAGGCCAAGGAAAAAACACTAGCCTATTGGCAGCAGCGATATAATGCTAAAAGTGGTGGACGTAGACCAATTATACTTGATAGCGGCCTAAAGCCCTACAAATTACAAGATCAAAAGTTTAGTGACCTAGACTTTGACCTAGCAATCAAAACGCACACTGAGCGTATAATGACAGCCGTAGGCGTTCCGCCTATATTGTTAATGGGAGGTAACAATGCTAACATTGCCCCTAATTTACGCTTATTTTACATGGAAACAGTATTGCCAATCGTTAAGCTCTATGTTTCCAGCTTGGAGCGATATTTTGGATATGACGTGGAAGCGATAACAAGTAGTGTTAGCGCACTACAGCCAGATGTAGGTGAAATAGCAAAATATCACAGCACACTAGTGAATGGTGGAATTATTACACCAAATGAAGCTAGACAAGAATTACGGTATCCTAAACTTGATGGTCAGGATACTATTAGAATACCTGCTAACATAGCAGGTTCCGCAGCTGATCCATCGCAAGGTGGTAGGCCTAGTACGACGAGGGAGTAATATGACTAAAAAAATCGATAAATTACTCTATTTAAGCAGCAAGTTTACCGCTAGTACAGAAACTGACGATAGCATTTATATTGAAGGATATGCTAGCACAGTAGACCGTGATAGACAAGGTGATGTTATTCCTATGAAGGCATGGAATGAGGGGTTAAGTAATTACCTTAAAAATCCAATTATACTAGCCTATCACAATCATCAAATGCCAATCGGTAAAATGGTTGAGCATAAAGTTACAGATCAGGGTTTGTGGATTCGAGCGCAGATTCCTGCTGAAGTAGGTGATGTATACAAACTGATTAAAAAGGGTATATTAAGTGCATTTAGCGTAGGGTTCAGAGTTCGTGATGCGGATTATGACCATACTACAGAAACGTTTTTAGTTAAAGACCTAGAACTACATGAGATCAGTGTAGTTAGTGTACCAGCAAATCAAAATACATTATTTAGCTTAGCTAAAGCTTTTGATACAGCTGCAGAATTTGATTTATTTAAACAGCAATTTGCACCAGCACCAAAGGCATCAGCTAAAAAGCTAGATACCCCAAAAGCAGCAAAAAGCACAACAAATGAGGAATGGGATATGGATCCAAAGGAATTAGAGAAATTACTAGCAGATGCTGCTGCTAAAGCTGCTGAGCAAACTGCTAAAGCCGTGCTAGAAGCACAAACAAAGGCTGCTGAAGAAGCTAAGCGTAAGGTTGCTGAAGAAGAAGCCCTACAAGCAAAAATTAAAGCTGCAGTTAGTGCAGTAGCTCCAAGTACTCCAGCTGTTGTACAAACAGTTGACACAGGTGCAGAGCGTCTACTAAGCGACATTGAAAAGCGCCTAGAAGATCAAGCCAACGAGCACAAGAGTGCAATTGAGGGCTTAGAGAGTGCCATTCGTGAGAAAGCCAAAGAGCTAGAGCAACTACAAAGCAAGAGTGCTGAGCTAGATGCACTACAGCGTAGTCGCATGCAGTTTATCGAGCCAAAAGATGGCGACGTTCCTTTTGCCGAGAAAGAAAAGGCTGTATTTATCAGCAAGATCACTGGCAAGTCAATGGAAGAAACACAGTACGGTCGCGAAATGCTACAAAAGTATGCTAGCGGTGGTACAGCTGGTGCCGTAGGCAGCAGTGGTGCAGGTGGCAAGATTCGCCTACCAGGTGCTAACTGGGAAACTGAAGTTAGCCTAAGCATGGAAGAAGAAATGCGCCGTAGACTAGTGGTTGCCGGTACAATCCGTCAAATCGCTATGAGCCAGCCATTTATGAAGATTCCTGTAAATCCAGATACAGGACATAACGCAACTTGGGTAACAAATGCACAGTTTGCTACTGACACAGGCGTTAGCAGCGGCGATGCTCGTACACATGCGCTAAAAGAAATCGACTTAAGCAGCAACAAACTAGCAACTAAAGAATACATCGCCTTTGAAGAAGAGGAAGATGGACTTATTGCACTAGTACCTATTATCCGTGATGCAATCGTACGTCGTATGGCTAAGACACTTGACAGAGCTATGCTTATTGGCCAAGATGCTACAGCTGCCACAGACACATATGCAGGCAGCGGTATTAAAGGTCTAGCAGCTTATGATGGTGCTGCAACAGCATCTCCAACAGTAGCTGTAGCTGGTGCTCTAACAGTAGCTAATGTTATTGCAGCTCGTAAAGCACTAGGTGCTTGGGGTCTTGATCCAGCAGAACTAGTAGCATTTGTAAGCACAACAGCCTACTATGACCTACTAGCAGACAGCGCGTTCCAAACAATCGACAAAGTTGGTCCAGCAGCTGCAACACTACTAACAGGTCAGATTGGTAGCATTGGCAATACACCTATCGTTGTTACATCACAACTAACAGGTACAGCCGCTACTGACCCATTAATGGTCTTAGTAAACCCACGTAACTTTATTGTTGGTAACCATCGTGCAATGCGCATGGATACAGATGATGAAGTAGTAAATCAGCGTCGCGTTCTAGTAGCTAGCCTACGTATCGGTATGCAGCAACTAAGTACAGTTGACGGACAAGCTGTTGCAACAGTTCGTTACGTCGCTTCTTAATTAAGCTTAAGGAAGGATTCGCAAGAGTCCTGTCTCTAAAGCCCGATATAGTCGGGTTTTAGAGACACATGGAGTTTTTATATGGCTGACTTAATTACTAGAAATGAGTATAAGAATTACTTAGGAATTACTAGTAGTAATAAGGATCAAGAGATTGATCTACTTATTCCTAAGGTTAGTAGTCTTATAAAAACTTATTGCCGTAGAAGTTTTATAGACAACTATGACGATCCTAAGGTAGAGACGTTTGAGGGTGGATTTAACACCTTTATATTAAATGAAACACCAGTTAGAGAAGTCTTATATGTAGAACGTAGCATAGACTTTGGACAAAGTTATACTGTAATCAGTCAATATGTAGACTGGGTACTAGATGGCAATAATATTCGCAGTATTAAAGATGCAGTGTTTAAACCATATATACGAGGCTATCAAGTTACCTATTTAGGTGGTTACGAAGAAACTCCAGAAGATTTAAAACTTGCTGCTATGGATCTTGTAGAATACTATAGTAAGAATAATAGTGCTGTGCATGTTAACAGAGATGTTACACCTAACGTAACACAAATACAGTATGTATCTACTACAAACTTCCCAGCACATATTAAACGCATATTAGATCAGTATATGGCGGACTATGCATAATGGATGCAGGACAATTCCTATCCTTTATAAGTGGTTATAGAAAAGCTACTAAACTGCCAAAAACATCACAAGCTAAAATAAATGAATTTTTGCGTAAAGCCAACGATGATTTACGCGATGTAATAGAAAATGCAACCCCTGCACTAATAGTATTAGATACACAAGTATACCAGCAAGCATGTCAAGATTTCGTACAAGAACTACGTAATCCAGAGAGCAGTACCAGACAATTTATAGAAAGTTTAGCTGGTGGCATACGCCGTGATGATCTGGATTTTGAAAGTGAACTACAATCACTGCTAAATTCTTATAGACCACCACAAATAGATATTAAGCAGATAACTAGTAAAATAGCTACAAAACAACATACACTAGAAGAGTTTAGTGATATTGTTAGCAGAGCTTTTAATAGTCTTAATAGTGGTCTAGCCGCATTTATGCCAGGCATACAAGCAGGTGACGCCGCAGCTACTGGCAAAGCAAGATATAGAGTTACAGCAGCAGGCAGAGCTATTAGAACAGAATTTGCAAGAAAAACTCCCTGCAAATTAAAAAATGCTAGTAGCATAGTAGAAAACTTTAACGAATCTACACAAGAAATATTTCTTGGTGCTACTTTTGCCACACTGCGTAGCGCAGTGAACAGTGTACTTACACCAATAATTAGAAAAAGTTTTAGTGATAGCGGTATATTTTTAGCAGAAAAAAGCACAGATAAATCAAAGATCAATAAAAATACACCTGCTGCTGATATTAATCGCGCATTTACAATAGGTGAAATTGTTGTATTTGGTCATACTGGTGCTAAAAGTACAGATCCAGAAACTGGAGCAGTTGAAATAATTGGTTTTATAAGTCCATGGATACAGCAAATAATGTTGTTAGCAACTCAATCTAGTAAGGAACAAAACGGTACTGATATTATAAATGGATTTGTAAATACTAGTGGACAAGTAAATTATAGTGTACAATTTTCTAAGCAAGTTTCACCACAAGTAAAAACTCTTATGCAAGCTCAGCTAGCAGTAGTTGTGCCAATGACAGTTAAGACTAATAAAACTATACTACAAGGTGAAACACAAGCAGCTGATCAAATTATACAAAATTT